GCTCTTGGTAAATACCCATTAAGAAATCGACATCTATTTCTTCGGGAAGTTCGCCGCCGTTTTTCTTGACGCGTTGCCGCATGTCTCGGAAGCGAGAAGAGAGGTAGTTGCGGGGGCTTTTGTAGACGGAATCGACTTGAATCTTGGCGTCACACTCGGCACAAACGGGCCGCCCACGCTGATATTTTCCAGTGTGATAGCGAGCGCCAAAATTTTTTATTAGCTTTCTTTTCTTACAAAGTTTGCAAGTAAGCCGTTGCAATCGCCCGCCCCCACATGCGAGTGGGGGTAGGTATACTTGATTAAGTCAATCCTATCAAGGACATAATTAATAAAATTACAAACAACGCGAAGTATCCTTGCCAACCCATTAGATTTTTTTCGGGTTCTACAATGCGGTGGAGTTTTTTGGATGAGTCGCCTTTTGCGGCGGCGGGCGCGGTTATGGAAACGCTAGCGTTCTGCGGCTGTTCCCACGCTTCGTTCACTTCTGTTTCGGGGTTGTCCGCTAGGAATCGTCCGTCTTTGCCACGGGCGCGGCGTTTTTTGTTAGCCATGAAGAGCCTCCTTCGGTTGTAGCTTTGACCATTGTGAACAGGGGTCCGTGGCCCGTGACTTGTGTAGCGTACAAAACCACCGGCGTTTCGCTGTCGGTTTGGCGTGACGACAGGTGCGGCACTCGACGGAGAGCGGGAGAGGTTGCTCACCTTCGGGCCAGCAGTGTGGCTTGTAGTTACAGTACTTGCACTCAAAGCAATCAGGGGTATCTGAGATGCGAGTAGTGGATAAGCCACGGACCACGGATAGGGCTTTACGCATCAGGTCCTTGAACCGTGGTTCGTTAAACGGGACGTTCTGTGCGTGGTACACGGAGGTGTTTTTGTTGTACGCCACCATCCATGCTGATTTGAGGTCGGACAACCCCATGAGGAGTTGCATCTGGTCGTAGTAAATAGGGTGGCTGGTAAAGATGCCTTGGTTCTTGAACATGCGCCATTTCTTATCGTTCATGGACTTTATTTCAAGCACCTGCGTTCTATCGCCGTTGTAGATGATGCCGTCGGCGTGGCCGCGTAAGTGACCGCCAAGCGCCGTGTACGTCCATTGTTGCTGAGTCTTTGGGTCCACCTCTACCACATTCACGCCCGCCATCTTCATGTCATGCACCACCACTTCTTCTAGCTGGTGGCCCAGTGAAAAGATCCGCATGACTGCGGGAGGTGGGGGGTTTTGCGGGTAGCCGCGCAGGCTGTATTGAAGAAAGGCGTGGCACGGGTTGCCTACGTTGCTTGCGCCGATGTAGCACCGACGTTCGCTTTTGTAAGTCTTCACCGTGCTGATATCAATCGCGTCGATTAATTCCACGTATGCGCCCCATCTGGATTAGTTGGATAAAGTAACATATGAAAAGCGGTAGCGCAAAAAAAGCCCCGCATTGCGCGGGGCCGGGTTGTAACATGTTCACTTTGGGAGTCTAACATCAACCCTAATCAAACGTTTTAGGAGTGACACTCTTGAGGAAATGCCACGCCCCCAAGCTATCACTACGGTCTGACGATTTCAAGCACTTCTTTGGTGGCTTGGTCGGCTGGTACAACCGACAGGTCGGATTGAATGGCCATGGGCTTTTGGAAACGGTCGGCCATTTGATGCGCGGCTTCTATGGCAATCTTCACTTCATCGGAAGCTATTCCAAACCACCATTGACCAGTTCCTTTATTAAGCGATCCAGAAACCATTGGGCTTTCCTTAAATCTTCTACAGGCGCGTTCTTGTGTTCGTAACGCCAAAGGTATTTCATTGAAGACGCCTTGAGATAGGCCTGAAACCCCTCGGCGGTCAAGCTGGCTTTGATAGCGTCAATGCATTCAATCCCACCTTGGTTGTAGTGGGCAGGGCAGTTAACGTTATCTGAGTTCTCTGGCATTTTTTTCTCTCTCCGCGTCTAGCTTGGTTTTGAGAAACTCATGCCAAATATGCAGTTTGTCGAAGTCAGATCGATTAATTTTGTCGCCGCTTTCGTAGGCTTTTTCAAGCTTTCTCAACGCCTTGTCAAACTCCGCCTGCATGGTTGTAAATTGACTCATATTGAAAAGCTCTTGGACGTAAGGTCTACGCCATTCTCCTTCTTAAATGAATCTACCTGCTCCGCAATATATTCCTGATCGCCGTCGGACAAATTTGCCATCTTCCAGCCCTCATGAATATAACGAAGCTGTCCACTAATTGTACGCCCTTCAACGCGAGCAATCACCACAAGCTCTTCATAAACGTCGCGCGGCAACAACACAGATTTCCATTTGGTAGTGTCCATCACACTTCTCCTAATTCGGTATAGGAGAGTATACGGACAGTCGTAGCCTCAAGCAACCGGCGTTAATCTACTATCTCCTCCCGCAGTCTACGGGCCTGTAGTCTTACGGGCCTTAAGGCGGCCTCCTCTTCCTCGTAGTCCTCGTTGTTTATCAGGGACACATCGTACCTAAGCCTGTTGAGGGCGTACGCTGTATCTGTTACGTCTCTGTAACCTGCTGGTGTTAGGCCAGTGTAAGAAAAGATTTCACTACAGAACAGATTAGAGTTAGTGTGGTAGTACCCTAGAAAACCATAAGACATGAGGTCGCTGTAAGAGCTACATATGTCGTTCCAACCGTGTCCAAACTCAGGCCATATGTAACCTTTTGCTGGATTAGATTGATTCTCTGGTCCGTGCGCTAGGCCTACTGAGTGCCCTATCTCGTGTAAGTCTGTAAACACAGAGCAACGAGACATGGACGACGGGGGTTGGCCCTCGCTAAACCACGTGTTCACATGAGCAACCCCACAGGTGTTAGGGTAAGACGTACCGTGGGCCAACACAACGTCCACAGGAAGCTTGTTAGCCTGACGCTCTACGTCACGTAAGCTATGATAGTGAGCCAGCCAAAGCTCCTTTAGCTCGTACCTGATGTGTACACCAGACCTTTCGTAGATACTGTTGTATTCATTTACCCTCTTCTGCCACTTGTCCCATTCCTCTGGGTACTCACGCATGATTTCTATTGGTGTGTCTATGCCGTACTCTCTGTGCGAGGCGTACACCAGTACTCCTAGCTCCCAAGTGACTATAGTGTCATCGTCCTCCCCGTAGTAAATAAAGCCCTTGGACGGACCCCGAAACTCGTAACCTATACAGTCAGCGTTAAACTCTCTGGCGCACCGTGGTTCCTCTTCTATGGTAAACTCTATGTCTTTCCACCCCAGCCTAAAGATACCTGTGCCCAGCCTCCCGTCGCCAAAGATATGAACAGTGTCCCTACCGACTCTTACTGCTGTACCCATAGTTGTTGAATGATGAACCATTCCCCAAGGCTCTTCACGGCCCAGCATGTCTTTGTAATCTACGTTAACTATGGCGGGATGAAATCTATCCCCCGTTTCTTTTTCCATCGTTAAATTCATATAACGACGAAAACCGCATTCCCAAGATCTAGGATCTTTTGTTGAATAACGATTGCCGTCAACGTCCTCGTAAATAAACCATTGAACGCCGGGATAGTTTTTAGAACATCCTGTTTTTATTAATGTGTCGGCTATTGCACTTTGAGAAAAAAATAAAAAAAGAACAAACTTACTTGTCTGTAAAAACCTCTGCATGGCGGTCTTCGTAAAGCTGTGTTAAGTCCGCAATTATATCTTGAATCACATCCAACTCGCAGATGTCTTCTAAAAGGACATACCACCGTTCATTTAAAACGACAAACCCTTCGCCATCGTGTAGGTCGTAATAAATTGAACCCACTTTTGCCGCCGTTCGTATTTCATCCCTCATAATTGCTCCTCGCACTCGCCCCAACTTGGCCCCACTTCTACGTCACACTTGTTCGGAACCTGTAGCGGCACCGCATTCTCCATGATCGTAGCAAGTTCCCTTGCTTGTTCCGGGTTGTCTACAGAAAAAGCCAGTTCGTCGTGAACCTGCAACATGGGGATAAAACCCGCCTCACAAACGTCTACCATCGCCTGCTTAGTCATATCTGCGGCAGAAGCCTGTATCAACCTATTTAACGCCTTGTAAGTGTATGCCCGCCGCAAACTGGTCGTTGGGCCGTGGGTCGCGATTGCTTCCTCGCGTGGAAGCGCCTTGTGCATTTCAAAGCTGTTGGGTTCCCACAGATCAAAGCGGCATTTCCTGCCGCGCAGTGAACGCAGACTGCCCGAGGACCGTGGGTCGTCAAGCTTGTTTTGTACGCCTTTCATCAGGCCCCTCACAAACGGTACGCGCTTGTGATACTGCTGTGTTAGGGCTTTTGCTTCGTCCACGGTCAGATCTAGTTGGTCCGACAGCTTGTTAACTCCCATGCCGTACATCATGCCGAGGTTGATCACCTTAGCTTGCTTACGTGGGATGCCTGCCATCTCGCTGACCATGCTGTGGAAGTCCATGTCCGGGTTGTTGCGGTAGCCGTCCACGAAGCTTTCTACGCCCTCCATGGGCATATTTTTATAGTCTCCGTAGTTCTTTGCGAAGTGAACCAAGATCCGTGGTTCCTGCTGGGAGAAGTCTATGGCCGCCCACTGCTGGCCTTCTTCTGGTAGGAATAGCGAACGGATCATGGGGCCTAGCTCTGGGTCGCGGGCCGGGATTTGTTGTAGGTTGGGCGAGTTCATGGAGATGCGGCCTGAGACGGTGCCGCCATCGTCAGACCGTAACTGATTGATATGACTGTGGATTCTCCCATCGTGGACATATTTCAGGATACCGTCGATGAATGAGCCACTGGTCTTGTTCAGGTTGCGCGCTTTAACGATGTGCTTTGCAAGCTCATGGCTATGCTCAGACAGAAACGATTTGGTAAAGCTGGGCGCTCCTTTCTCCGTGCGCGGATAGGGGATGCTCAGTTTGTCAAACGCCTTGGCTATGGATTGCGCGGCCCAGATCTCCACGTCCATGCCCGCCAGCGATTTGATCTGTTTGACCGTCTCCTTTTCCTGCTTCATTAGGATTTGCTTGGTCCGTTCGGCGCGGTCGATGTCTACCCGGATGCCCCGCATAGTCATATCCACAAGGTGCGGCAGGAGTGCAATTTCAAGCCGCCACACATCCCAAAGCTCCTCACGGTTCAACAACGTCTTGAAGTGTCCCCAAAGCTCCAGCGTAATCTCCGCGTCTGTTTCGGCGTAGGGGCCGACGTACATTGCGGGTAGCTTCCACATCTCGCCTTTCGGGTCTACGCCAAATTCTTTCGCGGCCTCTACCAAGGTCTTTTCTGATTTGGTTTTGCCAAGGTGGTCGTAGCAGAGGGCGTTCAGGCTGTAGCTAAAGCGGTTTTCGTCAATCAGGCTAGCGGTAATCATTGTATCGATAA